CTTCTTGCTTTAGTCATGAAATCAATTGTGTTCTTTACCATACTTCTGTTTGGAGTTGCTTTTACGCAATTCTGTGCCTTCTCTGATTCTGATGAAACTTGCTTCATCGACTCAGATATTTCGTCCTCGGCATCTGAATCCATAGTCACGAGTACTATCGGTTCGGAAGCCTTTCCTGCTAGTGATTCTTCACTAGTTTTATCTCCTCCTCCCATCTTTGATGATTACTATCCTTCGTATGAATACACTGATGGGAATGGTGCCAAAGTCAAGCCTGATCCTGGGACCTACAAGTGTGAGATCAATTCGCGTGGTCGAGTCACTTGTACAGGTTTCGAGTGGTATCAGTACTTGTCTGACAATGGAAAACTGAACTGGGGTTTTGGACTGTTCCTTACAATCTCAACTTCATTCTGTTACGTCTTTGCATGGGTATTGTTCATGTACTTCGCCGGACAGGTTAGTGCCTATGTTAAGGTGGTTTTCTTTGCCGCTTCGGTTGCAACGATAGTCATTTGTCAGCTTGTTTATTATGTTGCGGGTGTGGTGATTGTTCTTTGGTTCATAACTTACTGGACTAGCATCGCTATCATTAGTTGGATTGCCAATAGTGGTCTCGATGTTTATTCTAGGCTATGCACTATGGTCGTTGAGTCAACTGACCAGTTAATTGATACGGTGGTGTGGATTCAGACACAAGCCGTGTTGCTTTTCTGGGATGTCCTTTGGCGCGTCGCTCTGTTCGCCATTTATAACTTAATACTTGCATTTATTGCTTGCAATTTGTTATTTCTGGCGTCTTTTCCTGTTCGTTATTTGCTCAGAGATGACCCCTCAAATGACGCTTGGACTCACTATATTCATATAGTCAGTTCATTCGTCAAGACCATATTTGTAAAGCGGTACAACTTTAATACAGAGTGGAATGATGCGTTAGCGTACATTTCACGCTGGAAAGAGAATAATTATAATTTTGGGATTACTGTGAGTAACCCACATCATAATCATGCTCTTGTTCGTTCTCGTGCCGCTGTGTTGGCTCAGCATCTTGCAGATAAGATGCATTTCGACTTGTTTCAAGTGCAGAAAGGCCATCATGAAGATGATGGTTCCAATGACATCCATGATCCTGTGGATTTAGTTATGGACTCCACTGGAGAAATTACCAGTAACACCCTTCTTTCCTTCGTCGATGTTGATTATTATGTTAACATGGCGAAATACCTTTATGGTCTGCCAGCCATTATTTATGGATTTAGTCCCACTTGTGCTTCAGGTACAGGCGCAGATATGTCCCATTACAACATTGATAAAAGCGTTGTTCGGTTCGTTATCAATGGTGGATATGAAACATATCATCAGCTCTGGGATTATGGAGCTGATTACTTGTCTGTTCGTGGCTGGTTTTTCACTTATGTGTACCGTGTAAAGCGTGTCTCATTTCCAATGGACCGTGTTTTAACTCTTCTTGTTCCACAGACACGCTTGCTGACCATGTTAAGATATTTCCTCAATTTTGATCGACATCTGCTTAGGAGGCATGTGCTCTCACATTATGATGCTGAGCATGATGAATGGTGGTCTGCCTTTAAATTTTGGGATCCAACTCTTGGGCTTATGGTAACATTTGCTCAGGAAGGTATTCCATCTACTGGTTGTACCATGCCTTATGCTCAGCTGGCACGGGCTGTTGACATGTATAAAACCCTTGGGGGTGCCATGTTAACGCCGCATAATGCCGGCATTGCCCTTAATGATAAACTGGCATGGCCGTATGCGTTATGCCGTTTCGCTCCTGCTATGGCCAAGAATAAATGGCAACTTGATTTAATCCAACGTGGTGGTGGTGCTTCTGTGCGAACAGAAAAACCATCAAAACCCATGAAGGATGGTGAATGCCAATGTGAGTTGCATTCCGGCCCCTCGACGGACCCTAAGAATGTAACATCGATGGAGAACGTACAGAAACCTCAGATTCAAGATTCTGGTGTTACTGTCGTTGCTGACAACAAGCTTGTCAATCCACTTGAAAACACAGTAGCTTCACCCGCTCGCAATCAAGACCAGTTGCTGTTTGGCTATAAGAAACGGTTGTTAGAACCTCATCAACTGTCCGAAAAGACCAAAGATCCAAAATTCATTTTGTCTAAAGTTGATGACTTCATAACGCAATTGCTCCTCTACACCCAAGGAAAATTAGCTCCGCTCAACTGTGAGGAAGCTATCCTTAGCAGTGTGCCACCGAAGAACAGGGAGGCTACTGCTGAAGCTTTGAAGCAAGACATATCTAAAGATCATGATGATTTTCGTCATGTTAGACCTTTTGTCAAAGCTGAAGCATACGCGAGTAAAGACAAAGCCCCAAGGTTAATCACACCATTACATCCTGTGGTGCAGGCTAATGGCTACCGCTTTGTCTACCCCCTGCAGCAGAAACTCCACTGGTGTACCTGGTTCGCCTTTGGGAAGGAACCTCTCAGACTGGCCAAAGATATTAATCTTATGTCTAGGTCAGCTTTCGAGAATGGTTGGGTCTGCTTTGAAACAGACTATTCTTCCTGGGACGGATCTCTGCCCCTGGAGTTAAGAAAAGTGGAAGAACGCATCTATAAGGCGATCTACACTCTTAGTCCACCTGACAAGAGGGCTCTTCAGTTCTATCTTAAGTACTCGAAGAACCTTCTTACACATGTCGGCCATACCGCCAAAAACACTTGGGGTGCCCGTTGTTCCGGTGCCCCTGACACGTGTCTTATGAACACACTACTTAATTGTTATATCAATTATTTAGCTGTGGGCATTGATGCTTTTGTCTATGGCGTGTATGGTGGAGATGATGGCATTCTATTCGCCCCGTTAGAGCTCCAAGAGCGGATAGAAAGTACAGCCAAAGCTTGTGGCTTGACCCTCAAACTCGCTGTCCGTACACCACAAGAGCCCTTTAAGTTCTTATCCCGGTGGTTCCACTGGGGCTCAAATAACACCTGTTGTGATGTTAATAGAGCTGCTGCAAAGATTCATATTTGCAGCGATAAGATCCCTCCGAAGTACCGTGAAGCCAGATACAAGTTGAAGTTGCTCTCCTTGTATTTGAATGACCGAAATACCCCCGTTCTTGGTCCGTATCTGAAGTCCGAACTAGATAGGCTAGCTTTTGTTGACGAATCAAAGCTTCCGCCTAATCTTATTCCCAAGAACTGGAAAGCTCTGATGTTCCTTGGATCCCCTTGGCCAAATGAATACGAAGTTTGGATGAGTCAGCCACCTGTGACTGACTCCAGTTTAGTAATATAGGCCCAACGATGTATTGATAGAGCTAGATTAGAAATATTATTATATTATATTAAACATGTTACGTTTACTTAATGGTCCTGGTGGCCAGAAAATTCTCGGTTTAGCAGCTGACGTTGGCGGGGATATCCGCACAGCTGTTAAAAACAAAAGAGCTAGGAGACGCAATAGACGGCGTAGAAATAACAAAAGAGCTAATGCCTTTGTGAAGTCTCGTGTTTATATGCCGACCGGGCAAGTGATGCGAAATGTTGCAACAAATGTTCCTGCTGCGATCGCTACATCTCGGGTGAAATCATCCAAGCTGGATCGCTCTCAGACAATTCATAAATTGGAGACTTTGTTTCCAATTTATGACTTTGATGATCCTACGAACATTCAAATATCAATAATGCCGTACTCATTTCCCGCTGGTTATATTGAGGCTTCTCAATTTCAGAGATTCTACTTTGAAAATATACGCTTCTATTATCGCCCAATAAAATCAACTAGTCAGCCTGGTATTGTCCATATGGCAATCCAGTCTGATCCTGATGGGGTTGAACCTAATTCCGTGCAAGAGATATCAGCAATGCCAGATTATGTATCCTCTTCCGCCTATGTTGAACGCTATTTCTCATTAAATATGTCTCATTTAGATCACAGTCTTAAGACTTTCCGTATTAGATCTACGTCTACTGCTGGATCGTTGAATACTTATTCTCAGGGACGATTTAATTTGATGGTTGAAGGCGCTGGTGGAACTGGTACAAATAAAATTGCTACATTATCAGTTGAGTACACAATGAAAGTACTTGACCCAATGTACAATCCTGACGTTAACACTGATTCTATGGCAGTTGAATTAGACACCCCCACCGCAGTTGCTCCTTTGGGTATCACAGACTGGGAAGATGCTAATTTTCCCTATCTGGCAGCAAATTCTTTCGCTTTTAACCGAGCTGGAAGATATGCTCTCTCCTTCTATTTAGTTGGAACCGCAGTTAATTTGACAGCAACGCTCGATGGGGTTGCTATCACGTCCGAAGTAAATAAGGCCTCGACCGATGGCACCTTGAAGTGGTATACATTCTTTATCAACGCTGTTCTGGGAAAGCCCAACATCGTTGTTTTGAATGCCACTACTTCAACTGGTGTAACTGCCACTACAATGTTCATACATCGTATTGGTAAGTCTCTATCGTTTGATATCCTATAAGCTTCTAATCCTGCTCTCCCAAACAGATTGGTGACCTGTGTGCTG